GGTTGTCGTGTTGCCCGCTGTATTGCCGTCTTCGTCGTCGGCCATGCGCGGCGCGTCGATTAACAACCGTTGAACAACGGCCCAAGCTACGCCGTGATGTAAGTAATCCCAAGTCCAGCCAAGGTGGGCGCAAATCGAACCCCGGCGGCCGTAAGGACTATTAAGCCCTATTACTCTATGCGCTCCGTCCTCGGTTGGGTCGTTCTTGCGCCGCTCATCAAGCGCATAGAGTTTATAAAATCCCCTAAGTTGCTTACGCTGGTTACGGCTTCGGAAAGTCCTACCAATTTGGAAGGTTTAATAGTGTGGAAGAAAAGGGCCGTAAGCCGGTCTAACTCCTTATCGTCGTTGTATTTTTTTACCCTTCCACCCGCGCAAACTTCGGTAACGTGGTAATCTTCGCCCAATACGGCAATAGCGATTATTCGGGCCATACGTGCGGCGTTATCTTTGGCTATGCGCTTCGCTTCCGCCAAGGTTTCCGTTCCGCCGGCTGTAAGCCGTTTTTCGTCTAAGCCCATTTCTACCCATATCGCGCTAAGTCTGTCAAGAACCGAAAGCGTAGGTTCCTGTATTTCGAAGTCTTCCTTTACCGTAATTACTTCGGGACGTTGGAAGAATCCTTTAACGCCTTTTTTATGCCGGCGGATTTTATGCGTAACGCTGAACTTTATACCTTGCTTTACCAAAAGGTTAAGTTCTTCGCGCTCTAACTCTAAATCCGTTTTTTCTCTTATCGTATCGTCGTTCATATCGTCGTTAAATCAAGAAAGCCCCCGAAACTTTCATTTGGGGGCTTTCGGGTTAAAGTAAGGCTTTCCCCGCGTTATGCCTGCACGTCTGCGGCGGTCATAAGCGTAGCGGTTATTTTCTTAGTTCCCGTTTTGGTCGGCTGCAATACGGTACCGGCAACCTCGATAAGAAGAATACCGCTTTTACTGAAAGTTGCGTTAATCTTACTTACGAGTTTCATGCGCGGAATCTCGAATTTAAGGCCCTGTTCCGGGGTAATGCGTACCGACTTTTCGACTACGGGGATTTTATCCGGAGCTTCCCATTTATCCGGCGTTGAACCCGTGCCGGGGGTACCTACGCCGCCCAAAAGGTCGGCAAGAACCGTAACCGAAGGGTTCATAATCGAAAAGTTGAAGTTCGTTTTTCCGCCCCGGCTAATGCTTATTACGGGGTCGTCCACTTCTTCGGCGTAGTGGTCGGTTGTTTCCGGGTCTTCCTGCGTCATCGTGCAGGTGTCTTGGTAGGTATAACCCAATACGTCCAAGGTTTCGCCCATACCGCCGTCCTCGGCAATTGCTCCTACCTCAATCTTGGAAAGACCGATAGTATAAGTTTTCTTTGCTGCCATTGTCGTAAATTTTAATTAGTTCGTTGTATATTCCATTCTACCCGCAAGTTGTTGTAATGCTCGTTAATGCCCGGTTCTTTAATTATGGCTTCCGTAGAAACCCGAATAGTCAGCCCGGTAATGTTCGCCGATTTTAGAACCGATAGAACAATAGCCGTTAGTTCGCGTATTCGCTCCCTATGCGCCTTAAATTGTTCGGTTCGGCCTATCCTTTCCTTTTTGTCGGGGACGTGGATATTTACGTTTGAAGTTCCGGTTTGCGGTACTTCGTGGTTTAGGAATAGGTTGTTAATTACTACGTCTTCCTTCCCGGAATTATCCGGCCGTTCTCCCTGCACGAATATTCCGCCGCTAAGGGCCGCTTTCAATTCGGCCGAAGCGTTCAGAATCTCAAAAAGAATATCATCGGTTTCTATACTCTGCATACCTCTTTGTGTTAAATCCATAACCGGCAATGAAGCCGGCCGAGGTCGAACTTTTCGCAAGTTCCGGTTACTACAACTAAGCCCGTTGCTTTGGCTGCTTCTACAAACTCGGTATTCGAAAGCTGGCTAACGTCTACCTTCTCCCGCGTTACAATTACCTGCGTGCCTTCGGGAATTTTGGCCGTACCTTTCGGTAGCTGGATAAGCGAAGCGAATACGCGGGTTTCTCCGTCGGCGGTCTGAATTGTCGAACCTTTACCGTTGGTTTCTTCCCGGCAAACTGCTTTTAACTCCCATGCGGCGGCGGGCGTTTCCCAAGAACCGTTAGGTAATTGGACGCTTTCGCCGTCGTGCTGCAAGGCGTACAAGTATTGCGGGTATTGGTAGGAAGTCGTTACCATACGTTGCTTTTGTTCCGAATTTTGGGCTTGCCGGCCGGCGTAATGCCTAATTCCGTGCAAGTCGCGTTATACCAAAGTTTGATAGCGTCCCAATTCCAACTAATGGAATACCCGCCTTCTCCGATATTGGCAAGGGGGATAAGCGTTGTAAACTCTCGGCAAATGGCCGTTTTAGCCTTCCGCACGTCTACCGGTGCGTCCGGGTCGGGGATAAGTCCGCTTTGGTTGCAAAGTATCAAATCCACGTCGTCCGCCGATAGCTGGAATTTGCCGACCGTCTTAGTAATCCATTCTTTGTAAGTCATCGGGTAAGGGTATTAGGATAGGGGCGACCGTTGCCGGCCGTCCCTTTCCGGTTAGTGTGTCCAGGTGCTGTTAGAAGTGTCCATAAGGAAGGAACGGCCCGAAGAAAGCCAAGCCGGGAAAGCGTTTGCAATTCCTACGGTAACTTCTTCGATAGGTTCCTCGGTGGAATACTTCTTTACGCAGGTGTGTCCGTTCATAGCTTTGATTGCTACGGAACCTTTAAGGTTCATATCGGCCGGCTTCTTCCAATAGGTCGAACCGAGTACCTTGCTTTCGCTGAACATTACTACGTCGTCGGCAAACGGGTTTCCACTGAACGGGCGGCTTCCGTCGTCCTTCTCAATAGTAATATCTTGGTCGATAACTACGACCTGTAAGCCACGCAAGTACGCCAAACCCTTCATAGCTGCGTTTACCTGTTCCAAGCTCGGCGTTTGTGCGATGTTCAAGGCGTTAGCCGCGAACGAAGCGGAAAGTTTTACTACTTCCTCGGTCTGAGCCATAAGCGAGAAGGTGTCAAGGTTCATAAAGGCGTACTTCAATCTAATACCCTTCTTCTTGGCCTTAGCTACGATAGCCTTAAAGTCCTTGCTAAACGGTTTCGCGCCGGTGGTGTTCCAAGCGGCCGAGCCGGTCTGAAATCCGACCTTCTGCGTTGCGTCGATTTGATAATCTACGTCGTACTCGGTAATTACGCTATTGTTGTTTTCGTTAGTAAGCGTTACTTTGCCCAACGAAATAGACTGCAACGCAATCCATTCCAAACGGGCCGCTACGCCGTCCCAGCAAAATTGCGTATCTTCGGCCCACGCTTCTACCAACGCCCGAAGGTCGGGGTTCGCGGAAGTCATGGCGACCATAATTTCGTATTCGTTAAGCTCGTTTTCGTCCTTGGTGCGCTTAATAGCCACCTTCGGAATATCGCCTTGAATACGCGCAATAGCTTCGCGGGTCTTTTTGTTGATACTTGCGCCGCGAGCTACAAGGTCGCCGGCAATCTTTAACCCTACCTGCGTTTCAAGGGCTTTCCACGTCATCGTGTAATTCTCCTTCAAAGGGAACAAGGTAGGATAGTAATACGGGTTAAGGTCGTAGGTATTAACTACAGCCTGCATATCCTTTTCGGTAATGCCAATCATTAAGCTCCTTTGCATAACTTTTCCCGATTAAATTAGATAAACTGAATACCGGTAAGTTTGGCTTTCACTTCGGCACCGATAGGCGGGATATTGCTTTCCCGAATCTGCCCAATAGTCCAAGCGTTTACGATATGGTTGCTAAGCGCGTCCACGTCGTAACTTTCGCCCACAAGGGCTACCGGTGCGTATTTGAAGGCTGCCCCCGAAGCCCCGGCCTCGGCTGCGAGGTAAAGCGAATCGCCGGCTTTTGCGGCAACTCCAAGGGTTGTACCTACTGTAAGGTCGTCTTTGCTGCCGTCGCCGCTATTTGTGGCGATAGCGGTAATAGCGTAGGCCGCCCCGCCGGGAGCCAGCATAAGCACGTCGCCGACTTTGAAGTTATGGCCTTTCTTTACGGTGTAGGTGGTAGCGGAGTTCGTAGCGTCGTCGGTAAGAACGGCTACTTTCACTACATGATAAAGCCCGTTTTCATCTTTGCCAACCGGCGTACCTTCGTGCAGAACTTTCTGCGTAAGGTCGTCGGCAGAAACGGTAATACCGTTCGGA